GTACATCTGCAATGGGCTGCTGGCGTCTGTGATGGCTTCGTGTGCGTCCAATGCGTCAACAATGGCCGTGCGCTCTGCTGGCAGCACCTCCCACTTCGCCCACTTGTCATGGCGCCGTCTTACGGCTGTCATGGCGTCCTGCCCGGCTTCCAGCAGGTCAGCCAGGGCGCGATCAATCTCAAGCGCCCGAATCTTGGCGAGGTTGATCGCCATCGCAACGCGGTCGAAGTCGTCGTTATCAGCCGTGCCGTCTGCCAGTCGGTCGAAACAAGCCCGCGTCTTGATGTGCTGCTCTGTCGTGTCGCCGGGATCGAATGGCCGTGCTCTATCAAGCAGGCGCAGGCCCGCCAGGGGGTCGGCGCGGTATTTGCGGGGTGTGCTTTTTCTCATGCTTGCACCATGGCGGACATGTATGCGCGCACGGAATTTGCGCTGGATGGCAGCAGCGGCGCCCAGATGTTGGGCACCAGTTCGCGGCCTTGCTTTTCTGCGCGCCATTTCCTGTGCCTCGCATTGATCAGCGCTTGATGGCGCCTGCGATAGCTGGCCTGGGTCTTTTTGCGCCGTGCGATCTTGTCTGGATTGCGCGGCTTGTCGGGGCCTGCTTGTGCTGCAAAGACTCCTGTGTCTTTGCCCTTGCTTTCTGTGGCGCGGCGGTAGGCAATGATTCGGAACAACTTGCCAGGATGCAACCTGCGTCCGTTGGCAATCACGGAGCGCGTACGCGGCAAGTCCCATGCAAGGTGGTCGGCAATTTCAGGAATGGTCATGGGGCCGTGCTCTTTCAGGACGGCAATCACGGCGTTACGAACGGGTAGGGCGCGATGGGTCATGGCGTAAAAAAGCCACCTCGGCGGGTGGCTGGTTTGGGTTATGCGGCTTCGGCTTCAAGCTCTTCAATGAACGTCTTCTGGTCGTTACTGCGATCCTCAAACTCTCGATTTGCAGCGAGTTGCAAATTGATCTTTGCTTGCTTGAAATAAGAGTCTTTCAACTCGATTCCGATAGCCCTACGGCCAAGAGATACCGGGCTGTAAACCTCGCTTCCAACTCCCATAAACGGCGTCAGCACCACCTCTCCAGGGTTGGAATAAAGCTCAACCAGACGGTCAATCACATCCAGCTGCAACGGGTGAACGTGCTTTTCGTCGTCCTCTTCCTTGCTGTCCCGAAATGGGAGCACGTTGTCGATGCGGATATCGTCCCAGACGCTGGATGCGTAGCGCTGCCAGATGTAGTGAGACAGCTTGTTTGACTTCGGGTCTTTGTGGTCCGCGTATGTATCTCGCAGGTATGCCCACAATTCATCCTCGGTGAAGTTGGTCTCGTTCGCGTTGTTGAAAGCGCGCAGGATGTTCGGAAGGATTGGGGTTGCGCCGAAGTAGCGTTTCAAGCCCTCGGTGTGCGTAACTGGCACCGCGTTATCCCCCTTCTTTGTGAGCACCAACACATAATCCGGCATGGCTGTGAAGCATTGCGTAGAGTCCTCTACGATCAATTTGTGCATTAGGCTTTTCACCATCGTCCGCATCCGTACCTTGAGCGGCTCTTTCCATACGGTGATGCGGTTGCGATACTGGAACCCATGCTTTTCATGCAGCCGGATAATTTCGTGCGGAAAGTCCCACAAGCGGCATGAGTTGTCGAAAACGTCAGTGCAATGCACCGCTGTGACCCGGCCCGGTTTCGTAACGCGAGCAATTTGTTCAATAAGGAACTCGTACTGCTCAAGAAACTGTTCTTTGCTTTCGCAGTTGGAGAAATCCCGGTCGCTTGAGCTGTAGTTGTAGAGGCCAGCAAATGGCGGGGAGTACACTGACATGTCCACCGAGTTGTCTGGCAGCGTCGGCAACACTTCCATGCAATCACTTGCGTAAATTGCATACTTATCTGTGACTACTTGATCCTTGACATTCATTTTCTTTCCTTTGACCGAAAGCACTTGATGCATCGGTAATTTGGTTTGATATTTTTCAAAAGAGCTGGCTGATACCAGCGTTCAGCGCCGCAAACCCGACAACTTACAACAGCGCCGATGCCGTGTTCTCTGTTGTGACTTGCCCTAGTTTCAATAGACAAGTTTTCAACTCTGTTGTCATGCTTAATTCCGTTTATGTGGTGCACAACTTCAGACCTAAGAAGTTTTCTTCCAAGGTGCTTTTCCATGACAACACGATGCTCTCTTCGGTTTATGTCTCTCCCCCAAATTTTGGATGAAAGAACCACATAACCATTAGCATCAATGCTCTTGCCTTCTTTGAACAAAGGGTTCTCTTTGCCGATTCTCTTGCGCTTGTTTGATTTCATGTGCAACATTGTAGCACATGAATTATGCAAGAAACTCCGGCAGCCGTACCGCCTGGTTGAAATCTTTGGTGACGTGCGAGAAGTCCCTGTTTGCGTTGGCTACAAGGTTGGCGTACAGGTCAATGGCTTTATTGGTCTTTTGTTCCAGCGCTTCCAATACGCGCTCCTGTCCGTCGCTAATCACCATGTCGCAGACGACCTCTCGCTTTTGGCCAAATCGCCAAAACCTGCGGATCGCTTGGTAATACTGCTCATAGCTCCATGTCGGGAAGAACACGGTGTGATTGCAGTGCTGCCAGTTCAGTCCCATGCTGGTCATCTTGGCTTTAGTGATAAGGCGCTCGATTTCTCCACGCGCAAACGAAACCAGAATCTCCTCTTTCTTGTCAACAGACATCCCGCCAACAATCTCCACTGCATTCGGATCAAGCCGCGAGAGAAGCGCGCTCTCTTCGTTCAGATTGCACCAGTACACAGAGGTTTTGCCGTAGGCCAGCTTGACTGCGCGTTCGCAACGTTCATGCACCGTCAGCTTTTGCTCTTCGCGAACCTCAGTAATGGTTTGCGCGGGCATCGCAAACATGGAGGTTTGGCCGTCGATACACCATGTGTTTGAGTTGTGAACGATGTGTTTGTTGGTTATCAGCGGGGGCAACTCATACCCTTCGTCTGAGAAACCAAGGTCGGACGGCCTCTTAACCATCACCGACCACTGATTCACCCAGGCGAAAAAGTCACGTTCTGCATGAGGCTTGAGGTAGAACTTTTCCCCAATGTTCCGGTTGTTGCTGTCCACGCTTCCCTGATTGCTCTTAAAGAACTTGGTCAGCATATCCATGTAGCCCATATAGCCCAGCGCTTCGGAGCTGTTCCCCAGTTCGATAAAGTCGTTTGGCGATGGTGTTGCGGTGCTGAGGAACCGATACGGAACCCGCTTGATAAATGCAACGATCTGATCGCGTGTCTTGCCAGCGAAGTTTTTCAGGATGCTCGATTCATCCGCGATGACGCACACGTAGTCATCCGGGTTCAGCAGGTGCATGCGCTCGTAGTTGCATACGACGATCTTTTTAGTGAATGTGCCGTCTTTGGTGTGCTCGATGTCATGAACACCGATGCGGGCGGCTTCGTCTATGAACTGGAACGCCACGGCCAGCGGGGTCAGAATCAGCACGCGCTGGTTCGTTTGCCGGATGACGTTCTCGGCAATGGCGACCTGCATTAAGGTCTTGCCCAGCCCGGTATCAGCGAAGATGCCGATGCGGCCTTTGCGCAGGGCTTTCTCGATAATGAACCGCTGGAAGTCGAACGCGCATTCAGGCATCCATTGCGCCTCAAACCCATAGTTCCCAGATGAATGGCGCTTGGACGCCAGGAATTGCTCGTATTTCATAACTCAGTCGTAAAAAAGCCCGCTGGGTGCGGGCTGGGTGTGGGTGGATTACGTGCCGCGCTGCCCCATTGGGACAAGCCCGGTTAGCCAACTTGCCGGTGGCGCGCCTTCGCGGCGTTTGCGCTGGGCGGCGCGGTGCGCCCGGTTGCGCAGATAGTTCCTGCGGTGAACGGTCTTTGCGTGTTCCTGGTCAAATGCCGGGCGCGGTGCGTCGCGCCCCCGCCCGGCTGCATAAACCGGCGTCTCTCGCCCACGTACTCCAACTTGAAGCTGGTAGCGCACGATGCGAAAGAACTTTCCGGGGTGGTTTGCCCTGGCCGTGGTCATGCACGCATTGATGCGGTTCCGACCCCAGCCAAGGTGGTCAACCAGCTCCATTACGCTCATGGGGCCGCACTCTTTCAGCGCGGCGGTGATGGCGTCGCGGGTTACGGGTTTCACGGGCATCAGGCCGCTACCTTTGCTTGCTCGTTGTTTGCTGCCAGTGCGGTTCGCAGGGTGTTTTCGTATTGCGTCACCAGTTTTGCGAAGGCGATCAAGTCGGCTTCCATTGCCTCGATGTAGTCATCATCCCGAGCGATTCGCTTGACGCTCAGGTGCTCCAGCGCCGGAACCCACACGACAAGATCAATCCACTGCCGCCCGGTGAGCCACAGGCCGAACATGCACTGGTCGATAAAGTCGCTCACATCGCCATTGCCGACGATGGTCATGATTCGTTCGGGGCTGAACAGCGTCTTCACCTCCAGCAGCCCGTCGCCATCAATGAGGCCATCAGGCGAGTAAAGGAAAAGATCGTCGTCGGTGGCAAAGGCGCCCACCTCGTCCACCAGGTTCCCTGTGCTCCGCTCGTAGGCCGCGCGGGCGATTGGCTCCTGTACGTGGCCCTCGCGCATCTGCCAATTCTCAAACGTGGCATCGGCTGGCTGGTGGCTGACGCGCTCAAGCGCCACCTGGCAGGCGTAGGCAATCTGCTTGCCGCTGGCAGCGCCTGATTTGAGACGGTCGCGGGCGTCCTTGGCCCGGCTGGCTGTCACCTTCCCGGCGCGGGCCTGCTTCCACTCGGGCGACCCTTGCTCAAAGCTGTTGAGCATCTTCATACTGCAGCTCCTTTTTCGTCGGCGGCCTTTGCGGCCTTCTTGAGCGCGTAGCTCTCAGGCTCCAGCGCAGCCCGATCGGCTGGCGACAAGCCCTTGATGTGCGCGCTCAGTGCGGCCCATCCCCCCATGGCGGCTTCGCGTGCGGGCGCAAGAATCTCCAGGGGCACCGATACTGGCGGCGGGTTGCCGTCGCTGTCGTCGCCACCTTCTGCCACCCCGCAGGCGGCTTTGAGCGTGTAGCGCTCCAGATAGCTCTTGGTGCTTGCGCGGGCTTGCAAGGCGTTCTTGGCGCTTCCGGCGTCTGGTGGCCCGCCCATGCTGACCGATTCGCTATGCCCGCCCACATGCTTGAGCGTGCAGGTCACCTCCAGCCACTGCGGATCGTCCCGCGTCAGCTTCCATGCCGCGCTCAGTCCGTGGCGCGACAGGGCAGGGGTTACGGCGTCAACCACATCATGCAGTTCTGCGTATTCCTTGCCTCGCAGTGGGCCATCCGTGACCTTGCGGCCTTTGATGATCCGCACAGCCTCGGCCTTGAATGCGGCAAACGCGGCGTTGTATGCTTTCTCGGCCTCCTTGCGTTCCCATCGGTCCTGCAAGTCCATCATCTGACTGACTTGATCCAGGCTTGCCCCCTGATTCATGGCGGCCATCATCATCCCCATTGGGGAATTGGCAGCGAGTGCACCTTGCTGAATGGCTACGGGTTGCTGCACAGCCTCCAGCGTCATCACTTGAGTTTCATCTTTTTTCATTGCGTTCATGTTCATCCTCCTGACACCACCCACGCATACCGGGCGGCTTTAATGGGGCCGTTGCACTGGCGATAGATCGCGTAGAGCCGGGCGAAGTCTTTGAGGCGGCTCACTTTCCCGCCTCCTTCGCAGCCTGCGCAATCGCATCAGCAAGGCTTGCTTGATCTGCGGCATAGCTTTCCAGGTCGTCGCAGCCAGTCAGCACAGACAGCGCCAGCACAGCCGGGACGATGGCCCAGCCCCAGCGGCACAGCCCATAAAAAAACCGCCGGTGAAGGGGCGGTTTGTATTTGTGAATCGCTATTGATTCGGTAGCTGTGCACGGTCGCCTGCCGTGCGTTGTGCGGGCGTAGGTGCCGGTGAAGTCGTCTAGGTAGGGTGGTACGCGAATCATCAGTCAATCTCCGCTGTGTGGTATCCATGTTTGTCTGCCAGGGCCTTCACCACGGCAATGCAGGACTGCACGCCAGCCGCGCAGCCGTCCATGAGTGCCGCGATTGCCTGTTCGTCGTGGTCGCGGTAGCTCAGGCCGTCTAGCAATCGGTCGTACTTGCCCAAACGGGCATCAAAGATGGCGACGGCTGCAAGGCGGGCTTCTTCGCGCTGCATCAGCTCGTCGCGCTTTGATCTGCGGTCTTCTTCGTTTGCGCAATCGCGCATAGCGGCTTCAAACATGTTGCCTCCAGGGTTAAACCGCAAATGTGCAATCGCTGCGTCAATTGCTTTTCCTACCGCCGAAGGACAGGGCGCTTCGTCAATTTCAATATCGCCGCGCCGCCATTTGTTGTGGACTTCCAGCACACGGGCAACGCGGTGCAAGTCATCAAATCCGCACACGCAACCCTGAATCCCTCTCGTGCATGTTGCCCAGCTTCGGCCCGCAAATTCTGCGCAAACTGTCATATCACTCTCCGGTTAAGTTTTGCCGTTTAACACGGCATTCGTGGCGGACGTACCGCCGCACAATTCGGCGTTATGCGGCATGGTCGCCTAAGCACCACGTCAACAGCGCGGCAGCGGTGGCGGTTAGCATTTGTCGGCATCCTTCAGTGCGCGGATAGCGGCGGCGCATTCGTGATTGCGCTCATAGATGCCGCTTGTTGTCATGCCGAGTGACTCGCAAGCCACAGCAGCCCGCTCCAGCGCGGCATCGTGTGAAGCCTTCCATGCCTGCCAAGCAAGATCGACCTCAAGTTCTGTGTAGCCACCCGGCCATGCGCAGCGATCGTCAAAACGCTCAATTGGCATTTCAAACGGCGGCGCGGATATAAGCGCTTCAAACGCTTCTCTGGTCATGTCTTGTCTCCGATCCCGTGGAAATGCTCCGCAGCCGCAACACCAGAGGCAAACGGCGCAACCTCCGCGTCGGTAAAGAGCATCCTGACTTTGACGCGATCAAATAGGGCCAGCGTTTCGTCATCAGTCATCGGCTTGCGCTCTGGCTGGGCTGGCCCAGACCTATGCTTCCTGACGGCTTCGATAGCCCTATCCGGCCACGTCCAGACTCCGCCACTTTTCTCAGCCAGCACTACCTTGTTGGCAAGGATGAGCTCATACATTTCGGCCAGCAGGTCAACTATCTCTGGCTGGGCTGGCGCAGTTGCTGGCGCTTTGTAGTCCCGTGTCGGGCAATCCCCGCATGAAACCCCCGGCTCACCCTGCGGCTGGGCAAGGTGGGCGCGGATAGCGACCTTTGCACCGTGAATCTTCGCCCCGTCATAATTTTCGGAATATGCACATTCCAGCGCCTCAAGCGCCTGTTCAAGTAGTGCTCTGGTCATGGCTTCCTCCCTTTCTTTGCTTGCCGCTTCGCCTCAATGGCAGCGTTCCAGTCTGCAATTTCACGGTCTTGCGCTGTCTTCATGACAGGCTGATGGCGCCGTGTCGGCGGCGGCACGCTTGCCCGCTGTGCCGTTGCGCCGGGGACGCTCGATGCCATCGCCATAAGCCCAGCAGCGGCGATCAGACCGGACAAGCTGCTGTTTCGTGATGACCTCATGGTGTCTCCTTGATGCCGTGGAATCGCTCTGCCGATCTGATGCCAAGCTCAAACGTGTATTCCAGATTCCCCAAAATGGATTGCCCCAGCCATGCGGCTTGAACTTCACCTTCGCTCATCGGCTTGCGCTCTGGCTGCACGGTTGGCGCTTTGCTGCGCTCGTAAGCGAGGGCGGCGTGCCATGACTCACCCCGGCTAATCGGACCACGCTGCGGGTCGGCCTCGTATTTCTTGTCGAACCACGCCTTAAGCGCTTCTTGGTCAGTCATGATTGCTCCTTGATGTTGTGGAAGGCTTCGACTGCGCGGGCGAATCTAAACTGACCGTGGATGCTGTATCCGTCAATGAGGCTCAGTTGTATGAGTTCTTGAAGTTCGTATATTTTTTCATCAGTCATCGGCTTGCGCTCTGGCTGTGGGGCGGCATAAAGCGGGGTCCATCCTTCCCCCGGCGTGTACCCGTCCATCGGTTTGATGCACTGCTCTGAGTCACGATAGCGCCAAAGGACAGGTACAGAAACTTGACCCTGCGAGGTCACTTCTGGCGTGTTTGCCTGTTCGGCTGGCAGATTTGACCCGGTGGGGTCAATGTTTTCAGGCTCTCCCCGCTGCGCTCTCAGTTGTTCAATCTCAGCCTGCTGCGCCTCGATGTGGGCGAGGACTTTGGACATGGCATCGGGGTTGCAGGCGGCGATGTATTCGCCATTGAAGAAAACCTGTCGTCGATAATTGCCAGTGGGGTTGCGCTCTAAGACTGCAACCTCATCACCGTCATTTGAAAAAACGATTGAGCAGTCGGCATCGTGCGCCCACTCTCCCGGCGTCGGCCCTGCGGCAAGGGCTTGCTTGATGGCTTCAATCTCTTTCATACCCTCTCCCCCTCAATCAAAACCGCCATCCGCCTGACCGTAGCCTCCAGCGCCTCCAGCATCAACTGCGGGCTGGAGTGATCCAGCAACTGGTCGTAAAAATCCAGCATGTTCGGCACGGTCTGCAACGCCTGGGCATCGGCCCCGAATCGCCCGGTGCGCCGGTATCGGTCCTGCATCTGCAGAATGGACGCCTCGGCGCGCAGCACGGTTTCCACGGCCAGCTCGCCAAGCGCCTCGGCGCGCACCAAGGCGATGTTGCTGGTGTTGGCCAGCAGGTCAAAGTCGGCCTCTGTGCCTTCGCCATGGGTCAGCCGGTGCCACGCCATCCTGGTATCTACGCTGATCTTGGCGGCTTCGTCGGCATCGAAGGTGCGGGACATGATGATGGGCTTCAGGACGGCACTGGGCTCGACGTGGTTGCGGTCGTAGCGTTGGGCGCGTTTGAAGGTGGAGGCTCGGCGTTGGGCGCGGTTCATGGGTTGGCCCCTTTCATTCGTTGAACAAGTTGCACAACTGCTGCTGCAGCGCAGAGCGCCACGACGCCATTTCCGACGCACTTGAGGCGCTGGGCTCGGCAATCGTGTGACCGATCGGCCAGCCCATCAGCCACTCGCCGAAGGCCGGATTCAGCCGTTTTGTCGAGGGATGGGGCGAGTCCGGGCCACTCTCGCAGGATGGCGGGCCATCGGGCATCGGCTGGGCCAGGTGCGAAGAATGGGCGACGAAGTTGCTCAGTTGATCCATGTGCTTGCGACCGCCCCCTGTGATCGTTGCGTGTTGTTCCGAGTTCGGGCCTTTGCTGTCGCGGGCTGCTGGTGTCGGCCAGCCCGATGTCTGTTCGCGTAAGTTCGGCCCCATCTTCCCGTTGCTGTACGTGCTTGTATTGCAGTCCGGTGTTGCCCAATACCTCGTCTGCGATTCCAGGCCCACCGTGCGCTTCGTGCCGTCTTCCATCGCCCCCTTGCTGGCCACCAGCTCCGGCGGAACATGACGCCCGCCGTTCGGCACGTTGGGGGTCATCCACATCGCTGCCACTATTGCTATCTGAGGGCTGTCCCTGCTCGATAAGACGTTCGCTGATTGTGCATGACCCGCGCGGGTGTCCGGTGTCGGCCAGTTCTCTCCACGCCCAGCAAAACCACCTTTCCCGCCCATGGCTGGCGCCCACGTCGGACGCTGAAAGAGTGAGCCATTCCGCATGCCACCCGCGGTCGGCCAGTTCTCCCAGGACGCGGGCGGCCGCGCGCTCGTCGAGAGCCCCTTCGGCTTCGTCCACAACGGAGGCGGTGGCACTAGCGATGCCTGCGACGTTCTCCAGAAAGAGGTATCGCGCACCGCAAGCGTGGGCAATATCGAGGATGTCGAAGAAGAGGCCGCTTCGCTTTCCATCAAGCCCGGCCCGTCGCCCCGCAAGGGACAAGTCCTGGCACGGGAATCCCGCAACGACGCAATCCACTGCGCCAACCCAGGCGCCAGCGTCGAAGGTGAGAATGTCGGACCAGACAGGTGCTGCATCCAGCGATCCTTCTTCCATGCGCGCTGCCAGGACTGCGGCTGGGTATGCTTCCCGTTCAAGGTAGCAGCAGACGCGAGTGTCGATGCCCATTCTGGCGAGCCCGGCGCGTAGTCCCTCGCCAAGCATGCCCACGCCGGCGCAGATTTCAATGGTATGGAGAGCCACATTCAAGACGCCTCCCCCGTCACCCGTGCTGCGGCGGGGGTGGCCTTCACGTAGCCCGACAAGGTGCCCAGGCTGTTGCACACGCTTGCATAGACCAAGGCCGCGCCGGGGGTGGTTTCGATTTCGGTGTGGCGGGCGCAGTGGTTGCGGCGGTCGCAGTCGGTGCCGGTCCCCCGGCCCGGGCCCCGGTTGGAATTGGGGCGCAGCCCGGTGCCGGGGGGTGGGGGTGTGTGGGGTGT